CTGAATCTGCTGCTAAATTTGGTTTGGATATTACCAAAGTCAAATATGTTGGATGTGAATCTGTTGAGCAAACCAGAAATGCGATTTATAAATTCCTGAAGAATGTTCGGGAGAAGAAACAATTCGGTAAATTTATTATCGCTATTGATTCTCTTGCGAATTTAAACTCAGAAATGGAACTGACCCGTATGGATAAGGATTCTATGTCTGCTGATATGGGAACATTTGCAAAATCTGTTAAGAGTTTGTTGAAGACATGCACAAACATGTCAACTCTCACTAAGACTCCTATTCTGATTACTAACCATGTCTATGACGATCCGAGTGCAATGTATCCATCTTTGGAGAAGAATATGCCAGGTGGTAAAGCAGCGGTGTATCTTCCCTCTGTCACCATTCAACTCGCAAGAAAATTGGTAAAAGATGCTGATAACAAACAAGTCAATGATAAATTGGCTGCATCACAGAAGAATTATTCAGGTGTTGTTATCCGTGCTTTGACAGTTAAAAACCGCTTCATTAAGCAATATCTTGAAGGTGAGTTCTATCTGTCCTTTAGTAAAGGGTTGGACAAGTATTATGGTTTGCTTGACATCATGAAAGGTATGGGAGTAGTCGATAACTCAGGTTCTTCCTACACTGATTGGGAAAATAACAAGCTGGGATACTATAAAGTATGGAGTAAGGACATTGATCTATGGGAAAATAAATTGCTTCCAGAACTTGAGAAACGAATCAAAGAGCATTGGGCTTATGGCTCATCTCCTGATGATGATAATTTGATTGAATTGGAAGAAGATATCAATGCAGATTGAAAAAGGTATTCATCTGTTTCATGGTGATTGCTTGGAAGTTCTAAAAAAGCTTCCAAGCAATTCTGTTGATATGTATTTCTTCTCTCCTCCTTATGATGAATTGAGAG